CGGCCATGCACAAGCGCAGTCTGGTGGCTTCGATTCTGACCGAGATGTGTGGGCTGTGGGGGTCGGGGACCACATTGTCGAATTGTACGGAATACGCCAGCTATTTGCAGACATTGACCGAGACCGCGAGTTCTGGCGAGACGGCAACACCCTCTGTCATTCCTGTTTAGACTGGCTGTGCAACGAGGGCTTCTCTGACTTTTTCGGGCGATATGATATAGAATATCAAACGGCACATGAGTTTCGGCAGCGGCACATTTTACGGGCAATTAAATTAGGGGGTCGCGTCTGATGGCGGTCAAATCCATAATCGAGATCGAAGTTGACGACGGACCCTTTAATGATTTCAAAGTCGCGTTCGACAAATATCAAAAGGCGTTAAACGAATCGCCAGCCGCGTGGGCGAAAGTAGGCAAAGCCACCGCGCCCGCCGCTGCGGCAACGCGCTCACTCGCCGACCAGCAAGAGAAGTTTAATAAGCACGCAAAGTCGAGCGAATCGAGCATGGTTCGCATGGCTAAGCACACAAAGACCATGGTCGGCGACATCAAGTCGGCCACGGAGTCCCTACTGAAGTGGTCCGGCATTGTCGCCACCATCTCGGGCCTGATTGGTGCGGGTGGCCTATTCGGTATTGACCGGCTCGCAGCCAGCGCCAGCAATTCGCGCTTTCGGGCGATGGGCCTGGGCATTAGCACCGCCGAATTAAATTCCGCGAACGTGAATTACTCGCGCGCCGTCGGCGATCCGGCATCCACGCTTGGCGCAATCCGCGACGCTCAGTATGACCTGAGCAAGCGATGGGCGTTCAGTGCCATGGGCGTTAATCCGGCGGGCAAGGATGCGGGTCAGTTACTCGGACCAATGATTAAAGCGGCGCGAGCATCGTTTATCGCGGCAGGCAGCACCCAGCAAGGAGCCGAGGCTCACGGGCTGACTCAGTTTTTCAGCATGGACGACCTGGTGCGCTTCAAATCGATGAGCACCGCCGAGATCGACGCCATGATTAAACGGGCCGACGCCGATAAAAAAGCGCTGGCGCTATCGGACTCGGCATCGCGCTCGTGGCAGGATTTGAAAATTCAACTCGACCGTGCAGAAACCCAGATCGGCAACACGTTTATCAAGGGCCTGTTGCCGCTCACCGGACCGTTGACCCAACTCAGCGCCGCGTTTACGCAAGCTGTGGGCGACGTGATGAAGTCAAAAGACATGGCGGTCTGGATTAATAATCTGGCGGCTGGCATTAAGACGTTAGCCGGGTATCTGACATCCGACGGGTTTAGATCTGACGTGTCGAATTTCATGGATTCGCTGGATGACGCGGCAGGGGCGATTTACAATTTTGCCGAGCGCGTTGGTAAACTGTTTGGCACGGGTGAGGTTACGCTGAAGGGCAGCCAGTATCACAAATTGCGGGAGATTGCGCGTACTGACCCTGCGCTATCATCTGCGCTTCGGAATTTTATGGAGAATCCAAGCCGCCAAAAATACGATAGCGCGGTGGCACAACGGTGGGTGGAATTGCATCCGGGCTTGTCAATTCGAGGTGGGGCGCAAATCGCCGCGACCCAGCAATCCATTCTGCGGCGCTTCGGGCTGCTTGATCCAACTACGGCGCCGCAACAGACAGCGCCCGCCGCGCAACAACGGGTGCCGCAACAGACAGCACCCGCCGCGCAACAACGGGTGCCGCAACAGACAGCGCCCGCCGCGCAACAACGGGTGCCGCAACAGACAGCGCCCGCCGCGCAACAACGGGTGCTGGCGACCGGCATGTGGAACAGCAGTCCTCGCCACAACCCCGGCAATCTGCGTGCCGCACCTGGATATCCAAGCGTGGGCGGATTCGCGGTATTTCCGGATGACGCTACCGGGATTCGTGCCATGGCGGCCCAGTTGCGCCGCTACGGCACACGGGGGGTGAATACCGTCGATTCGATCGTCAGTCGATATGCACCGCCGGGGGCCAATAACGACACCGGCGCGTATATCCGGGAGGTGGTGCGTCAGACCGGCTATGGGCCCGAGGCTCGCCTGAATATGAACGACCCGAAAACGCTGGCCAATTTGATTGCTGCCATGACTAAGCACGAGGGCGGCAAAGCGCACTTCACACCGTCAAGCGTCATCACTATCATGAATAATACTGGCGGTAACACGTACGCCACAGCAAACCAACTGGCTCACTGATATGACAATCGCGCGCTCGTTGTTTCAGCTCGGAAATGAAATCTCGCCGATCATCCTGGTGGGGGGGCTTGCACAAAATATTCCCGGCCAAATGTTGCCCATTGTTGCCATCACCGAGGCTGCCAATTTCACATCGGGCTTGCTGTCAGGATCTTTTGATCTGGATTTGGATCAATATCTGTGCCACTTTGAGCCGCTGCCGGGGTCAACCCTGGTTGAAAACAGCATCGGCTCCTATCCATTCGCGAATCAGACCGTCGCGGCAAATGCAATTATCGCGCAACCGCTTCACATTTCGCTGAAAATGAGTTGCCCGGTAAAAGGTTCATCCAGCTACGTGACAAAATTCGTGACGATTAGCGCGCTCAAAGCGGCGCTTGACGTGCATAACAATTCAGGTGGGACTTACATTGTAGCCACCCCGGCTTTTATTTACGAGAGTCTAATTCTCAAAGGACTGCGCGACATCAGCGGCGGCGACACGCGTCAGGTTCAGACCCAATGGCAATGGGATTTTGAGCGGCCACTACTCACTTTAAATCAAGCGGATCAGGTACTAGGCAATCTGATGAATAAAATTGATGGTGGATTGCCAATCGCCACCCCGTCGTGGTCTGGTGCTGCGGTAGCCACCGGTTCCACGCTTGCCGGTGCGACTTCAATCAATGGAGCATCAAGCTTGACCGGGACAGCCTCTGCGCTGCTGGCTGACCTATGACCACCGTTTACGATTTCACGCCAACCGCCACCACGCCGTTCCAGTTTCAGCCGACGCTGGACGGGACGACGTACAACGTCATCATCACGTGGAACATTTTCGGCCAGCGGTATTACATCAACATCTATGACCTCGGCGGCACGCTGATTTTGTGCATGCCGTTTATCGGTTCGCCGCTCGGGTACGATATTTCACTGACCGCCGGATATTTCACTAGCACCCTGGTGTATCGGATTGATAACGCGCAAATAGAGGTTTCGCCGTAATGCGCTATTACAACATCGTCATCAGCGACCCGACGACCGGGAGTCCCGTTAAAACTTATTCGTCGTTGCAGGCCAACGGGCAAAACAATCCCGGCGCGCTGACTGTTGAAATTGATATCCCGCTATATGCGATGGCGTCGCCAATGGGTGCCGCATACATCAAGGTGTGGGGCATTGGGCTGGCTGACATTTCGCAGGGATCCAACCTCAACGGGAAAAACATTCAGGTGTCGGCGGGCATGTCAAAGGGCTTGCCGCTTGCAAACCCGGCGCAGGCGGGGCTGATTCTTGAAGGCACGATTTTCCAGGCGTACGGTAATTGGCAGGGTGAAAATCAAAGCCTCGACATTGTGTGCTACCCGTACTCGGGCACAATCAACGATACCGCGAATCTAGTGTTGAACTGGAAAGCGGGCATGCAACTCGGCACCGCGATTACCAACACTCTAACGACGGCGTTTCCCCAATATAAATCCACCGTGAATATCAGCCAGAATCTGGTCCTATCGCATGACGAACCCGGCTTTTACGGCACGCTGGTGCAGTTTGCCCAGTACGTTAAACAAGTGAGCCAGGCTATCGTCGGCGGTACGTATTCGGGCGTATCGATGCTGGTCAAAAATAATCAGATTATTGTGTACGACGGCACCACGACTGCGACGCCGAAGCAATTAAATTTTGTTGACATGATCGGCCAGCCGACGTGGATTGCCCCACAAACAATAAACGTCCGCTGTGTGCTGCGCGGTGACATCAGCGTGGGTGACTATATTGAGTTGCCGCAGGGGTCTGTTACAATCACGACGCAGGCGTCACAACCACAAGCGCGAGATCGGTCAGCTCAGCAGGGCGTGTTTCAAGTGACTGTCGTTCGCCACATTGGCAATTCTCGCCAGGCTGACGCAAATTCCTGGGTGACTTCAATCGACGCGGTGATACCGGCATGAGCGACGCACAAAAAACCCCACTGGCGCAGACGCTCACCGCGTTTGCGCAGACCAAAATCATCGACGCATATCAATTGCTCGGTAAGGGTTTGCCCGCGTCCGTCGTGTCGGTCTCGGGGGCGATCGTCACTGTTAAATTCGAGATTGCGTCTGATTACACGTTGCCGCAAGTCACTATCCCGCTGTTCGGACCCGAGTATGCGCGCTACCCGATTAAGGCTGGCGACAAGGGGGTTGTCATCCCATTCGACGCGCACCTAGGCGGCATGAGTGGATTGGGCGGTGGCGTGGCCGGTCTGACGCAACCCGCCAACCTCTCAGCGCTCGTGTTCCTGCCCATAGCAAATACTGCTTGGGTATCGGTGGACCCTAATGCCGTGACGCTATACGGCCCTAACGGGGTGGTGCTGCGCGACACCGGTTCAGGGGCGGTAATCACGCTGACTCCGACCGGAATTAATTGCCAGGTGGGTGCAAGCGTGTTTAACATCACCGCTGGCGCAACAACACTCACCACGCCGACGTTTACGGTTAATGGGGCCACGGTATTAAACGGGCCACTGTCACAAGGCACAGGCTCTGGCGGCGGCACTGCGACTATGCTCGGACCAATCACCGTGACAAACGACGTTGTTGCCGAGGGCAAGTCGCTTGGCACTCACCACCACGGTGGCGTTACCACGGGCAGCGGCAACACGGGGGGTCCGGTATAATGCGCACATATGGACGAATCAACGGCGTGTGGGTCGAGGTTGACACCGACGCAAACGGGTACAATGACCCCGTGTGGCTAACCACGCTGGCGCAATGCCTGGCGCTTGCGCCTGGCGAATCGCCGTTTTACGCGCAGTACGGCATCCCGGCTCAGATGTCGGTGATTCAGCAAATTTTACCGTCGTTTTATGTGGCTCGCACTCAATCGCAATTCTCCGGTTATTTTGCGAGCCTGCAGATTGCCAAGACGACAGACGTCAACCCGACATACAATATCAACATTCTGACCAATAGCGGCTCACGAATTATTACCCAGGTGGCCACATGACCCTGCCGACTGTTATTACCGCTGCCGGACTGCAACCGCAATCACCCGCGACGTTGCGCGCTAATCTGATTGCGTCGGTTGCTGCGCAGAACCCCGGTTACACCGCGAATCTACCGGGATCACTGATTGAGGATATCGCCAGCACTGATGTGGGGGCGCTGGTCGTATGTGACCAGGCTCGCGTCGACCTGGTCAACTCGCTGTCGCCGTATGCCGCCAACGAGCAATTGCTGATTCAGCTCGGGAATATTTACGGGGTCCAGCAGGGTACGACCAGTAACACCAGCGTGTATGTGGTTTTCTCTGGCTCAGTGGGCTTCGCAATCAGTCCAGGAGTCACCGTGTCGGATGGGACCTATCAGTACACGGTGCAGGAAGGGGGTATCATTGGTTCAAACGGCCAGAGTCTCTCCATGTATTGCCTGGCAACCGCGAGCGGCACGTGGGCCGTCCCTGCGGGCACGGTGACGCAGCTCGTGACCTCAGTCCCCAGCACGATCGCGCTTAGCGTGACTAACCCGACCGCAGGCACGCCAGGTGGCGCAGCGGAAAGCATCGACACCTATAGGTCGCTGGTGCTGCAAGCCGGTCTAGTGGGTGCGCAGGGTATGCCCAACATGCTCAAGACCAACCTCGCCAATCTGCCGGGTGTGCAGCCGCGCCTTGTGTCGGTGCGTCAGGCGGGCGCGTCATGGGAGGTGATTTGCGGGGGTGGAGACCCGTATCAAGTCGCCAATGCGATTTACACCAGTCTATTTGATATTCTGGATTTGACCGGCTCAACTCTGGCCGTGACCGGAATCACCCAGGCAAACCCCGGCGTCGTAACCACGAATTTAAACCATGGGTTCACGACCGGCCAGGTCATTAATATCGCGGGCGTCGTCGGCATGACCGCGGTGAACAACACGCCGCTCACCATCACCGTGTTGACGCAGACTACATTCAGCATCGGAGTCAACACATCGGGTTACGGCGCGTATGTGTCAGGCGGTGTCGTCACACCGAATCTGCGCAACATTTCCGTGAGCATTAACGATTACCCGGATACGTACCTGATTCCATTCGTCAACCCGCCGCAGCAAACCGTGGCAATGACTGTGACGTGGAACACCAGCGCGACGAATTTCATTTCAAGCACCGCCGTTGCGCAGCTTGCACAGCCAGCTTTGACCAGCTACGTGAATTCGATTTCAGCGGGCCAGCCCATGAATCTGTTTCAGATGCAGGAAGTGTTTCAGCAAGCGGTGTCGTCAATCGTGCCGACTAATTTGCTGACGCGACTTATTTTTTCGGTGTCAATTAATGGGATATCCACCGCGCCTGCCACCGGAACAGGCGTGATTTCTGGCGATCCAGAGTCGTACTTTTTCGCGCTGTCGAACAACATCGTCGTCAATCAGAGGTAACCATGCTAACGCAAGTCATCCCGTCATACCTCTACACGCAGTATAACGACGACGATTCGTTGCAGGCGTTCGTGTCGGCGTTTAACGGTGAGGCCCAGGAGTATGTGGACTGGCTCAACAGTGTGGGCTTACCAGTTTACACCGGCGCTCCGATTCAGGGCGCGCTGCTGGATTGGGTCGGGACTGGGCTATACGGATTGCCGAGGCCAGTGCTACCGAGCGGAACGAATCAGAGCGTCGGCACGCTGAATACCTGGGCGTTAAACACCGTTGCGTTAAATACACTCGAGCGAATCGGGCCGACGTCGTATTATGCAACAAACGATGACGTGTATAAGCGCATCCTGACATGGTTTTTTTACAAAGGCGACGGTCAGGCGTTCACAATCAAATGGCTGAAGCGGCGCATCATGCGCTTCTTGCTGGGCGTGAACGGCACTGACCCCGGCATCAATCAGACATATCAGGTAAGCGTCACATTCGGATCGGGCAATCAGGTCAATATCACGATTCTGAACGGTATGCGCCGCGTGACCGGAGGAGCGATACTCAATGCTTTCACCCTCAATACCGTGGCACTGAATACGATACAAAGTACGTTTACCGCCGCCAATGCCCCGTTGGTTATGGCGCCCGTTTTGCAAGCTGCGATAAATGCCGGCGCGGTGCAGTTACCGTTCCAATTTACCTATAATGTCGTTATCGAATAGGGATAAAATTCATGCCAACGACCTCCGAAAAACAGCACCGGCTCATGGAAGCGGTGGCTCACGAGCCTAAGATTGCGGAGAAGACAGGGATTCCGCAATCGGTGGGCAAAGAAATGGTCGCGCATGATAGCGCGCCAGCTAAGACACGCTATATGGACAGGAAGAAAAAATAATGGCAAATATCGTACTGTTTGCAAACAATGACCAAACAACTCTGGCGGGGGCGATTACATCAACGGCGCTCACCGCGAATTTGTCGCCCGGCTCCGGCGTGCTGTTCCCGTCTCCCGTGACCGGTCAGTATTTCCCGATGACGTTCGTTGATGCAGCGACCGGCTTGCTGCGCGAGATCGTGTATGTGACCAACGTCACGGGCGATGTCATCACTATGACCCGGGCGCAGGAGGGCACAACCGCGCTTGCGTGGAATGCGGGCGACATTGCGGCCAACCTGCTGACAGCGGGCTCGATGAATCTGATGGTGCAGACGCCGCAGATGCAGGCGATGAGCGGAAACGCCTCGACAAATTCGGCGTCAATCACCGGAACGACGACGCTGACGGCAGCCCAGGCGGGGTCCGCATTTTCGCTGAATAGTACATCAGCGTATCAGGTCACGCTGCCCGGTGCGGCCGGGCTCTCGGCTGGTGCGCAATTCGACATGTACTGCACAAATTCGGCAGGCGTGACCATCGCCGCGCCGGCGGGCGTGACCATGATCACCGGGGTCGGGCAAGCGGTCGTCGCGGGATCTGTGGTGCTCTACGGAGGTGAAACCGCGAGCTTCAATTTTATCGGGGGCGAGTGGCAGCTGACCGGCGGCAGTGTAGCGCAAAGATTGAGCGCCGTTGGGGGTGGCAATTTAATTAACGTCCAGATTTTTAGCGCCAGCGGGACATACACTCCGACGCCTGGGACAAGCAGTGTAATCGTGGAGTGCATCGGTGGCGGCGGCGGGTCTGGCGGCGTTGCCGCGACATCTGCATCACAGTGCGGTATTTCGCCTCCGGGCGGAGCTGGCGCGTATGCAAAGAGCCGTTTAACCACTGGCTTCTCCGGCGTGTCAGTCGCAGTGGGTGCGGCAGGTAGTGGTGGTGCGGCGGGTGCGACATCGGGTACGTCTGGTGGTACATCATCATTCGGCGGTTTGGTGTCATCGCCCGGTGGCAACGGTGCGCCGAACGGCATCACGTCATCGTCATTTCCTTTTAACACGGGCACTACGTCGTCATCCCCGGCTCCGACGGGGGGAAATATCATTGCAGCAAAAGGCCTCGGGGGAGCGCAAGCGCTCGCAGCAGGCTTAATTGTAGCAACGGGCATGCATGCCACTCCTTCGGTATTTGGAGCGGGTGCTGGACAAGGGGCTTCGGGCGTCTACCTGGCTCCAAGCAGCAGCGCGACGGCTGGCAGTGCCGGAAACGCCGGCTTGGTTATGGTTTGGGAGTACACATAAATGACAGCTCAGCAATATGCCCTGGTTGACGCATCGGGCAGCGTCGACAACGTAGTGATGTGGGATGGCAGTCCGGACTGGACGCCGCCTGCAGGCTATACCGCCGTGCAATCGAATACCGCTGCGATCGGCTGGACGTATGCTGGCGGTGTATTTTCTCCGCCGGCAGCGCTCGCGATGACACTCGTGCAGGCCCAAGCAGCGCAAATCGCAGCCCTTCAATCGGCATACGAAGCCGCGATCACCGCCCCGGTCAGCTACACGACGGTCGGCGGCGCGACCGCGACATTCACACAATCTGCGACGAATACGCAGAATTTGCAGAACGCCTTGGTCGCCAGCGCGAAATCGCAGGCGTGGCCGCTCAATCTGTGGCTCAATTCCAGCGGCCAGCCGGTAACGCCGTTCACTTACGCGGACTTGCAGGGCCTTGCAGCGGCAATGGAGGCTGCAGATACGCCGGGATACATGGATTTACTGACGAAAGTGGCTGCAGTGAACGCTGCGACCACGGTCGCGGCAGTGCAGTCCGTGACGTTCTGATCAGACATCCCAGCAGCAAACAATAACCCGCCGCGATCGGGATTTTTTATGACAGAAATGAGGCGAAATGACAATCACCGAGGTGCTTCTGTCCATCATGAGCGGGCTGCTGTCGATCCTGCTGGCTGCCATTGGCTGGTGGCTGGTCAACCTGCATGACAAGCACGAAAGGTTGCGCGCAGCGCACGAGGAATTGCGTGTCGAGGTGGCGGGCCAGTTCTTGAAGAAGGATGAGATCCGGGAGATGTTCAGTGAATTTAAGCGCGACCTCACGGAATTAATTGAGCGCGCAACGGGAAAGGGAAGGGAATGAACCAGGCATTACTTGAAGCTGAATTGCGCAGGGACGAGGGTGTGCGTTACACGATCTACGCCGATACGATGGGGATTCCGACCGTCGGCGTCGGCCACAACTGCCGGTTCTAATTCCAGTCTAAATATTCAAGGACTTAGCATATATACTTTTTACGAACAAAGTAGTTCAAGTACAGGCATTGGCATGCTTACTGGAATTATTCCACCCGGCGCACCATATAGTGTGGTTCATAACTCAGGTACTAATACTATTACTACTTGGTATGAACTCCGATAAATAAGGTAAAAATTATGTCTATTTGGCAAAACCCCGCAGACGGTACTCTGCATGATGACATGGATGGCGCTGCGCTGGCATTGCCGACGTGGCCGCAAAATATGACGCTACTGACCGACGAGCAGGCGCAAGTGCTGCAAAACCCAGCACCTAGCATCGATAGTCTGGCTGCTTCGGCGCGCGCCCAGCGCAATGCTTATCTTGAGCAATTGCAGCCGCTCTACGTGCGTCACAAGTCGCAGATCGACCTGGGCATGGCGACCACGCTGACATCGGCGCAATTCGTCGATCTGCTTACTCTGATGGAGGCGCTGCGTAATGTGCCGGAGCAAGCGGGGTTCCCGACAACCTGCGTGTGGCCGACTGTGCCCGCGTGGCTAACGCTGCCGGGAGCCTGACGTGTGGCGCTGGTTTGCATGGCCTGTGTTAGTGCTGGTGTCGCTGCTGCTGACCGTTGTCACTGCGATTGGGGCCCCCCTGTGGGTGTCCCTTGCTGACGCGTCGGGTAACGTCCCGGTATGGCTATCCTGGTTACAGACATCGGATAACACGCTGGACGGCGACGCTCCGTGGCAGGATCCAGCAGTGCATCCTTGGATGTGCCGATTGCCCCCGTTCTGGAAGCGCGTTTGCTGGATGTGGCGCAACCCCGGCGGGGGCTTCGATATCGGCCCTGCAGGCGCGACAATCGATCAGTGCATTCGATGGCGTGGCAATCCGGATACTAGTAACCAGGGGGGTTCAGGTGGTGTTTGTGTAGCCTGGGCGTCGCAAGCATGGATGGTCTACATCGTCATTCCCTACGGCTCACATTGTTTCCGCGCATATTTAGGCTGGAAACTAATGGATGCAGTTCACGATTCAAATTTCACCGGACGCCTGCCACTCGTATTCTCAATTAATCCTTTTATGGGGTACACTCCAAAATGAAACAAAGCTATATGAAACGGAAGAAAAATGCCCGCGATGATTCTGTTGATCCTCGTACTCCCCCGCCTGATTGCCCTCCGGCTCCCTAGTCACGGGCTAAACTGGATAATCACAGAATACAGCCATACGCTAGCGCTCACCGCGCTGGCGTTTTGGCTTGTCCGCTCAATTCCGTATCGCAACTTAAGATCAAAGTGCATTGCCGCCGCCATCGCCGGATATTGTCTATCGGATTGCATCATCGGCGCGATTTGGTACACAACGCGGTGGCGTGGATACTGGCTGGCTGCTGGAATTCAACTGCTAGTGCTCGCTGCCATGTGGCTGACGTATTGGCTGAGATCCTACGATCAGCCATCCGATTCTATCAACGACGATAACGTGTATTGCTTGCGGAAAAAGCCCGTGCGCGTACAAGATTTTGCCATATCGCTACTCGGATGTTTCGGGCCGAACGGTGCGTATGCAATATGTCACGAGCGAATTGTGTATCTGTTTCGACATGGACGCCTGGTGACGATCGACGTGTCTAAACTCGATTTACCTGCATACCATGTCACCCGAGGTAGCGCGACCGACGACGACACGTTAAAATCCAGTCTGGGGGCCACATGGAAATTCTTAGGCCCGAACTGTCTAACAATTCTTCGCAGGTTCTGGGCTGAGCATGGGCAACGAAACGAGCAATGAATTACACATGCAACTCGGGATCCTAATTGGGTCCAGTCAGGCGACGAACGAGGCGCTAAAGCAGCAAACCGAAACGATAGCACGTCTATCCGGCGACATCCAACAGTCGGTACTCAAAGTTGATCGGCTGGAAAGCGGATTGACTAAAACCAATCAGGACATCATAGCCCTTCGGAACAGCGTCTTGACGCACGACAAATTAAATCGCTTCGGTTTACATGTTGACGACGCCGATGCGATCAAGCTAGATCTTGCGCACGCCCGGGCATCGCGCATGGCCACGGAGGATCGCAAGCCAGTTCGCAATCAAGTGCGATCCGTGGTCATCGCGGGACTGGTGCTGAGTATCGCAGCTTGGATCGGAGAGGCGATATACAGTGAGACGGCTGCCGATTTCGGGGTCATTGCAATTCAAGCCGCTCACGTGAAGGGACTGCAGCAAAATGGCAATAACCACTAGGCATGTGGCAGGCGGTGCGGGAATCGTCGCCCTATGCGTTAGCATGATTGGCGCTCACGAGGGGCTACGCACCCATGCGTATAAAGACCCGGCGCGCGCCACCTTGGCGACGATCTGCTATGGGGAAACGCAAGGGGTGTATTTCGGTGAGACCAAAACGCCCGCCGAGTGCAATGCGATGCTGGCCGGTCGGATTAAAGATTATCTCGGTCCAGTTGATGATTTAATGCCTGGCCTGCCAGATAATCGGCGCGTTGCATATACAGACTTTGCTTATAATGCAGGTGTTGCGACATTAAAACGATCTCGTATTCCGACATACGAGGCCGCTGGGAATGTCCAGGCGGCGTGTCATGAATTAACGCGCTACGTGTACGCCGGAGGCCGCAAGCTGCCGGGGCTGGTGCGCCGACGTGCGGACGAGGAGAAAACATGCTTGAATGGTTGAAAACGCGAGCGCAGGAACAGCGTACCCGAGAGGCGCTATTATTCTTGGGTGTCAGCGTCGCGTGCTACGTCGGGTTGCACACTGACATTGCCACGGCAACTGCGACCGGGCTAACCGTGTCTAATTTTTTCAAACTGGTGACGCCGGATGCTAAATCTTAAACTACTCGGAATCATCATCGCGGTTCTGGGTCTGGCCGGTGTCGGAGTGTGGTCTGCGCATGGGTATTACGCGCCACGTATTGCACTTGCCGAACATCAGGCCAGCGAGTCCCAGGCGCAAACTCACGCAATTCAACACGCGCGCAGCGTCGAGCACGCGGTTGCGGCGAGCGACGCGGTATCGACAACTGCATACATCAGTGAGGTGCAACATGATAATCAAAAACTTGCGGAGGCTAACTCCGCTCTGTCTAGTCGTCTTGACCGCCTGCGCCACAACGCCGCCACCGGCGCCGGGAATTTGTCCGCAGTTGCCGCCCCCGCCGCCGGAAGCGATGATTCCTTCTACGGCTCACTATCTGCACGCCAGCGAATCCAATTTATCGACGCTATTTCGCAGTTTGGGCGTGCCGAATACGCCAATTCAGACGACGCCGACACCGTCAGCGCACGACTCACAACCTGCCAAAATGACCTACTGACCCGGAGTGCACCACAATGAGTTTATATCCAAACGACCAGGGCAACCCTGCGGGCGCAATTCCCGTTTACGTAATTGCGGGGGGGTCCGAGGGTGGCGCGACTTCCGAGAATCAGACGAATGGCACACAGAAAACGCAAGTCGTCGATGCATCTGGAAATGTAATTACATCGCTTTTGGGTACCGGCACTGGGTTTGCGCTGCTTACCGGCGCGGGCCCGACGCAATTTGTCACCAGCACCGGGAACACATCAACGGCACAGCTCGCCAGTAATGCGACGTTTACTGGCACGATTGAGGCGGTTGTATTCCAGCCTGCCGTCACTGTTGGTTTGACATCAGATCAAGCTGGTACCCTGACGCTAAATCAATTTATTGACGCGGGTGGCGTATTCCTTGAATCGACAGTCGTATTCACGATTACGGCGGGGGTAGGTTTTAATCGGGCATTCGCGCTGGCTGGTAACTATTTCCAACTGGTATTTAAAAATACTGGCGCGAGCACCACCACCACGCTAAATATCAATACTTATTACGGATCTTTGCCAGCAACATCACAGCTCGGGAACAATTCCGTAGCAATTAATGAGGTCGGGGGCGTAGCCGTGAACACCGGTTATGTTCCAACCAGCGTGAGCCAGGTTAACGGCGGCACCCCGGCGACTATGGCAGGACCGACTGGTAAAATTGAACTTGGCGTTCAGATTGGCGCACCGTCGAATAATGCCGATAAGGCCAGCGCTGCGATCACATCGACCGGTAATAGCGGCATTATTTCTGATGACTTTGGCCAATCAATGGCGGCGCTGATTAATGTCACTGCAGCGTCCGGCACCACGCCGACTATGGACCTTGTGCTGAAAGAATCATTCGACAATGGGACCACATTTCAAGACGTTTACCACGCGGCTCGATTTACCGGAACGGGGACATTTACAGTTCCGAATATCGCCATCGGCGGTCGCCGCGCCTGGTACTGGACTGTCGGCGGAACAACCCCCAGTTTCACAACTAGTATCACTGCAATGCGAAGCGAAGGGACTCCGCTGATTTGCAGGAATTTCTTCGACCGAAACGTCGTACCGACCACGCTATCTAGCACCACCTCGGTTTACAATATCGAGGGGTGCAAGAGCATCACCATGGCCCTATGCTCAGGCGCGGCGACGACTGGCGCGACGATTCAGTTGCAGTTCAGCCCTGACGGCGTGAATTTCCTCAACGCCAGCACCGCGCTACTGTCGGTCGCAAATTCAACCGTAGCAGTGACCAGTACCACGGGCTTGCAGGGTAAATTCGCACGTGCCATTGTGACAGTCGTAGGCGCGGCGCAGACCCTGACTTACGTCAACATTTTCGGGACGAACTGACATGGAATTTACCATCAGCCTGCGGCAACCGGACGGTTCATATTCGCAGCAGGGCGTGCAATCGTGGCCGGATGTAGCCGCCGCGCAAACGGGTGTCAACGCGCTGGCTTTGCAATATAATTGCCAGGTTGCCGCGTCGTATGCATCTGGACCGGCAGATATCAGTAACTTGTATTCAATCGAGGATTAAATCATGACCCTGTCCGACCTGAAAGATTACGTAGAATCACATATCGCAGCACTCGGTGTTGCCGTAGATAGCGATGTGCATCAGATCCTGACCCGCTTTGTCGAATTCGTTGACAAGAAACAAACCGTGGCCGACGCCGTGGCGCTACTGACTGCAGAGGGCTACACAGTATCCCCGCCGGTCCCTGTTCTAACCGACGTGGTGTCGCAGTAACAGAACCGGGCCACATGGCCCGGTTTTTTCATATCAAGTGCTCATGAATCGCGGTGCCATTCCCAGGCACCCAGGCACCCAGGCCACCGAACAGCAGGCCGGCGAGAATGGCAATTAAAATTTACCTCCTAAAATGTTTAGTAAATTTCATTGACACCATTAGAATCCTTAACGGTCAATTGCTTACCGTTTGAATCATAAGTCCATTCTTTCCAGAAACCATCAGAATTCTTATAGGTCAATAGATTACCATTCGAACCATAAGTCTTTTCTTTCCAATACCCATCAGAATCCTTAAAGGCCAATTGATTACCGTTTGAATCATAAGTGAATCCCACTGGAATATCGTCACGTTTGATCATTTTTGTTTCTCCTTAATCTATATATGGATAAATCCTGGCATTGGCTGGCGCTAACTTGCCTGCATCGCACACTAGGCACGTGTCGCTCTTGCGCATCCATTTTAGTGGGGCCATATCGCTACCCATATCAGTGTCAAGCACAGACAAATTGCCGTGACCAGTGCTACCTCAATGATGATTTTTCTTGCATGAATCCACCTCAAGTTACCCCCTTGATAATCAACAACCCCAATTCTCGCATGCGCCGTAGGGTTCGGATGTTGGCCCGCCGCATGTACCACTCTTTTTCTCCCGGCTGGAAGTGGTGTGGCGCGCGACCGTCGATTACGTCATGGCATGCAGAGCAACCATAGCCTGACGAGAGGTCATCGGCTTTGCGGGCAATGCCGTGCGATTCGTCAGGGAGATGACAGAGCACAGTCGTCGACCAGCCCCCATTGCAGACACCAGCTATCTGGAATGTGCATTGCTCACCTGCAGCGCTGTCGCGGATCGCGGTCGACTTGATCGCAGTGCCCAGGCGCTTACCGGTGCCTCCGGTGTCGCCGGACATGCGGGGCACGATCTTGGACGGCCTGGTGGTTTTAGAACTCATTCGAACCTACCTTCATATTCGATGGCTGGCACTGGCGCGGATCACAGCTGAACCGGACGCCGCACTCACTGCCAAAAGCTTCGATCAGGGTGATCATGTCCTTCTGCTCGGCCGGGGTGAGCTCGCTGACGCAGCCCGGGATCTGCTCGGCAAACTTCTGCACCTTCACCGGTATCGCTTCGCTCATCTGAAACGCCCACCCCGCCAACGACCGTACCGTCGAAAACTGCATGCCATGTCCCCTTTTCTGCCCTGCACACACTCACGCCGCGAACAGCGCGCCTTGAATCTCTTTCACGTCCACGCGGACGCACGGCACGGCGCCGTAACGCTTGCGCACATGGATGTCGCAGGCCTGCACGTCGTCGACCCACACCACGCCGTTGATACCGTCGAAGATGGCCTTGATCACGTTGTCCGCGTCGGGCTTCTTCGTCGGGTAGACCTCGCCGGCCAGGGCCGCGGCCTGTTTCTTCTTCGACCAGCTGGCCGGCACCGCCAGCACCATCAGCATGTCGACGTCGACCGGGCCGGCGATCAGGTCGCGCCCAGCCATGGCCTGCTGCGCGGCCAGCGCCACCACGCCCTCATAGCTGGCGGTTTTATCCGGCGTGTACATGCGGGAGAACTTGCCGCCGCGGCTGCTGACCTTGGGCCGCCCTTTTCCGACCGGCGCACCAGGAACGTTGAACGAGATGGTCGTCATTTCTTTCCCCTGAAAAAATCACGCTCCATGCGGTACAAATTCCACATGGCGCAAACGTAGGCCACCGCCACCACGAATACCGCTACCGCGGTGAATTCTCGGAAACTCATGCGGCGCGCCTTTCAACCTGTCGCGGATCCACGTCAAACCTGACGCCCAACTCAGTCGCCGCATCGGCCTCGACTTGTTGCATGTACTCAGAAAACTCACGTACCTTCAGATCGGTGGTCGACGTGCGTTCTAGCCGTATGCTTCCATCGGGCATGGTAACTTCGATCATTGGAAGAAATTTTTCTGCGTAGTGGATATGCCACGTCTTGGACTCAAAGCGCTTCCCAGCCACCCACGTTTGATCTGCAATGGGTTTAAGTACGGCCTTCCAGTACCTAGCGTTTTGCATGTTGTTGCGCTTCTTGGCATCGTTGGTGACGATGCACCAGAGAGGACTCCCAGAATCAGCCAGGGCCTTGGCATTGAGCTTCAGGAACTGCCACAGGGCGCCGGCGACACTTTCGCTTTTAAGCTCAAACTCGCGGTAGACGGTATCGCTCATGCCGCCACCTGCCCGCGCCCATTTCGCGCCCGGTATTCATCAAGGGCTTTGCGAGCCTTATTCACCACCCCGGCGAGAGTTTCGCCTTCATATCTCGCCATGGCGCGCCTGAAGCTTTCTTCGCCGTCGAAATCGCACTCCTCAGGCTCCAGGGCGTGGTTATTGCATTTCCAGCCCTCTGCGCGAAATACCGTCCATCCGAGCTGCTTCAGATCCTGATCTCGCCAGAAATCCCGCTCCACGTTATGAAATTCCTTGCCGTCGCACTCGATCGCGATCCTCAGGATTGGATTCCCAAAATCGACGACAAACTTTCCAACGGGGAATTGCGGCCACATCGGCAGACCATAAGCGCGGATTTCACACCACATTTCCTTTTCGATCGGCGTCATCACGCGATTCCATTCCGCAATTTCGTAGGGGTCTCCGCGCATCCAGTCGTGCAGTCCTTCGCTCGCCAAGGCGCCATATGCGCGGTAGATGCGACGCACGACGTTCAAGCGGTCACGCCAGTCCGTAGCGTTCTCCACGTCATCGCGTGACGTTCCGGCCAGCTCCTTTTGCAGAATTTCCGCGCGACGTGCGTAATCTTTCGTCCAGTCACTCATGCCGGCTCCCCTTGCGAAATCTTCGCCGCCAGCAATCCCTGGATCTTCCCGAGCGCAACAGCGGCGCGGCGCTTATCCTCGATACTCAGGGCATGACCAGTCAGCAGCTCATGGCGCACCTCAGTCGATTCGCTCGGCAGTAAGGCGATGGCGTGCGCCGCCGGCAGGCGCCCGGCTTGTACAGCCGTTTTGATGGCGCTTTCTCGCCCCGCCCTGTCCGTGCCAGCGGATAACGTCCACTTCGGCGCCAGCCCGGATTCCCGAGCCTCAGCCATGACACGCTCGTAGGTCTCGCGGAATGCCATGCGGGCACCGACCTTGTCGCCAATCTGAATCAACGGCGAGGCGGCGGCGGACGCCAGAGCCATTTCCTCCGACCAGACCACACTGACACGTTCATCAGCCAGGCCGGCGGCAATCATGCCCCACGCCTCTTCAGCGCCTGGCCGCCCATCACAGCACTGCAGACGCTCCAAAACGGCAGCCAGAGACAACCGCCCAGTCAGCTCCTTACGGCAGCGCGTCAGCGCGTGCATCACCGCCGGCAGCGGGTAGGCCAGCAGGTCTTCCGTCATCACCGCCTTGGCGGTCTCCGACATCACGGTTCCCGTCAGCTCTGAAGTCACGGTAATGGCCTCGAGAATCTTCTCGGCGCTCATGCCAAGCCTTTCTGGCGCAAGATTTCCAGCGCCCCGGTGTGGGTTTCAAGATTGGCCTGCGTGGCGTCAGCTTGGCGGGCAGTGGCTTGCGTCACCCGGCGACCGGTCGCCCACTCGGTGTGCAGCTTCTCAGCGTCAGCCAGCAGGCAGTCAGCAGAATGGCCACGACTGACGTAGTATCCGTTCCCGCTCTCGACGTAGAACGCGGCGACTTGCGGGGCATTGGCGCCCAAGCGTTTAACCAGGCTGGCAAGCTGACCATTCACTTTCTGATTTCGAACAGGCGGCACGCCATAGCGAGCCACGTAGGCAGCCTTGTAGGCTTTCCAGGTATCGACGTTCAGTGGATTGGGCTCTGATTTCGACCGAGCCTTGCGGGGATCAGGGGCTGCGTCAGCAGCTACCTGCAACAGTGATGGATCTAACTGATGGTTCAATGACGGATCTTCATTAAAGGAATGTGCAGAATTTGCACTTTCAACTGGAAAATTTTGCACATTCGGGGGTGCAGATTCTGCATGTGCAGAATTTGCATGTGCAGAATTTGCACATTGCGATTTAACCAGCCCACCAACCTCAACATATGAATCAAGCGTGACGATGTAGCGGTTCGACTGTCGGATGTTCCCCCTCTGGCGCCGCTCGATGCGCACAAGGCCATGGTCTTCAAGCCAGTCGATATGACTCACTACCGAGCGGCTGGACATGCTGCCCTTGCGCTTCAGTTCGTCATTCCCAGGCCAGCACTCCCCTTCGTCACTGGCGCGGTCGGCAAGCGCCAAGAGAATCATTTTTTGACCAGTCGGAATATCCAATTCCCAAGCGCGGGACATCAGCTTGATACTCATGCTGCAGCCTTTCTTGCGATCCAGAGACCGGCAACCCACTGGATACCTTTGGGTGTGAACTTGGCTTGGTTGAATGCGTGACCGCCGTCTGATGCCCCTGCCTTCACAACAAATCGACCGGCATCCATATGGCGAGCGTGCGGAGTCAGAACACCCCCGAGGCGGTACATGATGTCGTTGTCGATCAGGAACAGGCGGAATTCAGATTCATTGGCGTTTAGAAGTTTGCAGACTTCACGGAAACCCCTATCGCCAGAGCAAGACACGTAGTGGTCGACAAACTCGACAGCGGGCCGCTGCTGTTCGATTACGGCATGCTGATGCTCGATCTGCTCGGCTTGCTGTGCAGCCAGCATCAGGGCTTGTGAGAAAGTTTGCGGGACAAGGTGGACAGGGGTGGACACTTGCCGCTCAAGTTCCTGCCAGCGGTCAATAATTCGCGCGCGGACTTCGTCGCTATAGCCAGCAACAACAAGATATGAATCGCGCTCGGCAAGGTCGTAAACATCAACAGGGCGACCGCCTGTTGCCTCTTGGCGGGTTTTACGACTTGATCGTAAAAGCCCCTTATTGAACAATCGCTCAATGGTGGCAACGACATCGTTGTGTCGCGCTTCGCACAACTCTGCGATTTCGCGACTGGACATCGTTAGGTTGTTGTTGACTATCAATGATGTGTTTTGCATAATTGCCTCAGTAGGTTTTAAGCCCCGCGAGACCCGGCAAGGTCTATGACCGGGGCTTTTTGCTGCCTGCCGTTCTTGGCAGCCTTGTTTTCACCACGCTGCTCGTTAAAAAGCGCTTCGATTTTTTTCCCGTAGATGTACGAGGTATCGAAGTGCTGCCCGTTGCGCAGTCTGGTTACGGTCGGCTGAGGAATCCCTGTCCGGCGAAAGATTTCGCCATCAGTGAAACCAGCGTCATGTAGGGCGCAAAGCATGTATTTGATCGTATTCATGCGCCGATCTTAATACGCAAACGAATTACATGCAATACGAAAGCGAATTTCTCATGAGCCATACGTTGCCGTATATTCACGGAATGGAACTAAAAGACATCTTGCGGGCGCTGATGGAGACTCGGGCTGTGGGTCAAAATGAGCTGGCCGACATCACCAAAGTGCCTCAGCCGACTATCTTTCGGATACTCAAGGGCGAGAGCAAAGACCCACGGTCGGGGACTCTCAGGCCTTTGGCTGATTACTTCGGCCTATCGGTTGCACAGATGCGCGGGGATGAGCCATTGCCGGAAGACTTAACCAAGTTGGTTGGGTCATCAGTCGTCAGGCCAGTAGTGCCACAAGGTTTGGCAATCCTCTCTTACGAGACAGTGGAAGAGCTGGACCCTGAAAGTTACGTGCTGGTTGACCGATACGATGTGCAGTTGTCGGCTGGCTGCGGGAACATCCAGTGGGCCATCAATCAAAAAGACCCTCTGTCGTTTACATCACACAAACAAATTAAATAATACGATTACGTATTGACTATCTTAATACGTTTCCGTATATTGACCACATCAGCTCAGCAACACCGAGCTACCGATCTTTACCAGGATGAAATCGCCCGACTTACGGGGCGCGAGGGAGCAGGAAGGCAGCAGCAGGCCGGACAGCGACCAACTCGAAAAACTAGAGTAGCCAGGCGGACAGGGCTTTTACAGACTGGACGGCGTAACCGGAATCGCGGTTGTGGGGCTTCTCCCTCGGAGAAAGGGGCCAGACAACTTATTGCACGGAACGTTGATAGCTGACTGGTTTAACACAGTAAGTACAGCCGCGCGACGACGGCCGAGCATAGGCAAGGGTGCGGAAAGAGTGCTGACCTCCGGGAAAGTCCGGCCAAATTCATCCTGTGAGTGTTTGCCCGCCGCGCGCGGGCTCTTTTTTTGGGAGGTCGCATGCGAATCACGCTGATTTGCGACATGACCGACGGGCTGATCGCCTTTCTCAAGGCGTGCGGCTTCTTGGTTAAGTTCAAGGGATGGGACCGCGAGTCCGGTCTGACGATCCACGAAGGAGTGCGGCCATGACTCTACGCCGCCCTGAAATCATCGCCCTGGCGCGGTTTGCGGCGCTGCTGGCCGTGCTCGCGTTTATTTCCAATCTTTGCGGAGGTCTTCTGAAATGAACATCCCGTGCACAGTAGAGCCCGACATCGCCCGCCATCTGGTCGCGGTCGGTAAGGCTGAGCGCAAAGAAGCGCAGAAGTCGTTCCATTTTTTCGATTACCTGAACAAGCTGGATATGCAGGATGCCATGTCCCGCACCGGTGAAACCGGACGGCTGTCGGCCATGGCACTCGGCGCGCTGCATCAGAAAAACGATGTGCTTGCCCGGTCTTACCTGTCCTCGATGCTGGACGCTGCGGCGGAAGATTACGCTGAAACGATGACCCCCAAGAACGATGCGGCAGGGCTGGCGGCATGACCTATCAACACACCAAGGCCAACGCCGAGGGCGCCGCGCAAGCGCAACTGGCGGTCCTCTGCGGTACCGGTCGAGAAGCGATCCCTCATGTCAAGCGAGCCCGCGACAAGCAGCGCGAGCGCACGGTGATCGAAGACATTCTTTTTGAGATTCAGAAGGCCGCTTGATGCGGCCGTTTTTATGCCCGGCAGAGTCTCGGGCAGAAAGGTTTGAGATGGAAACCCAAGTCGTGGAAGCGGCCGAAAGTGCGGCCCTCCAGCAGTACAACGGGCCGGAGACATCAACATCGGCACTGGTGCTGAACGAAGACAGCTTTAACAGCATGATGCGCGTAGCCGAGGTGATGTCCACTGGCAAGTCAACCATCCCGACGCACCTCCGGAGCAATCCGGGTGATTGCATGGCGGTGATCATGCAGGCCATGCAGTGGAAGATGAACCCGTTTGCCGTGGCGCAGAAAACCCATGTGGTGAATGGTGCCCTCGGGTACGAGGCCCAGCTGGTTAATGCGGTGATTCAGTCGTCCGGCTTCATTGACGGGCGGTTCTTCTATGAATACCAGGGTGAAGGTCAGGCCGTTCAGTGCCGTGTCGGAGCCGTGATTCGCGGTGAAAAGGAAGTCACCTGGGGTGAATGGCTGAGCGCGGCGACGGTGACCACGAAAAATTCGCCTTTGTGGAAAACCAACCCCAAACAGCAGCTTGGTTACCTGCAGGTAAAAAACTGGTCTCGCCTCTACTGCCCCGGCGCGATATTGGGCGTCTACACCCCGGAGGAGTTGATTGAAAGCGCTCCACGAGAGCGAGACGTCACACCGAAGACCGCCACCGGCTACGCAGAGAAGGCGAAGCCGTCCGGAGAGCAGACACCGGAAGCCATTGGCTTTATCGCACGGCTTGAGGCAATCGCCAACACCGGCAACATGGAAGCATTGACGCAAGAGTTTGGCGCAATAGGTAAGCCCGGTCGCGTGGCGGTTGGGGTTGATGAATGGGCGCGTATCCGCGCCATCTGCGAGCAGCATGCCCCCATCGAAGGTGAGTCCACCGAGGAGCAGCCAGCATGACCATCGAACAGCGCTCCGAGGAATGGCACCGTCAGCGCGCAGGCAAGATCACCGCCAGCCGCTTCGAGGACGCCATCAGCATGAAACTGGTCGGGCGAGAGCCGAACAAGGTCCTCGTCCCTACTGATACCCGTAGCACCTATATGCGAGAAATCGTCGCGGCCATTCTGTCCGGCGAACCGAAGGCCGAAATCAACAGTTACAGCCTGCAATGGGGTAAGGATACTGAGCCCTATGCGCGCCAGGCCTACGAAATCGAAACGGGGCATGTCGTTACCGAGGCCGAATTTATCCTGCATCCGGTTCACGATTTTATCGGCTGCTCGCCGGATGGCTTGGTCGGGGCTGATGGCGGCATTGAAATGAAATGTCCGAAAGACCCCGGCGTCCACATCAAGACACTGGCCGAAGGTATGCCGGAAGAGCATGCCGGCCAGGTGCAGGGCTGCATGTTTGTCACCGGGCGCAAGTGGTGGGATTTTGTTTCCTATGACCCGCGCACGGACGAGCCGTATCGGCTGTACATCCAGCGCATTGAGCGTGACGAGCTGTATATCCAACGGCTGGAATCCGGTCTCTGGAAATTCTGGCAGGACGTTCAGTCATACCTCGAATTAATCAAACGAAAAGTTGCTTAATCAAACGGCCCCGCTTCGGCGGGGTTTTTCATGGAGAAACCCATGGGACAACCCGAACAAACCGGCCTCGCCACCGTCGAGCCGGCCGAGATCGCCTCGCGCGATCTACTGACCATCGACCCGGTAACCTACGTCACCGCCGTCTATGCCGGCCATCACACGGCGCTGGCGCAGGCGATTGCTGCCATTCCGGCAGAGATCGACGCCGCCACCCCGGCAGGCTACAAACTGGCGACGACCCATCGCGCGACGTTCAAGGGTATTCGCACCGGCGCCAACGCCACGCGCCAGCAGCGCAAAGCCCCTATCCTCGAAATCGGCAAGCTGATCGACTCGCACTATAAGGCGCTGGAAGCCGAAGTCACCCCGTACGAAGCCCAGTTCGACGCCCTCATCAAAGACGAAGATGCGCGTAAAGAGGCCATCAAAGCCGAGAAAGCGCGCATCGAAGCCGAGCGCATCGACGCCATTAAATTCCGAATCGACGCATTCGGACTGGTGGCGCT